GTCAATAATAAGGCAATGGCGCTGCTGGAAGCGTCGGAGATTGTGGACAGCGGCATCAATCGCGCGTCTATCGCGCGCCTGATGGAGCTTCTCTATTCTCCCGAGGACATCGAAAAGATCAACGCTCTCGAACTGAATCTGGAGGATTTCATGACGCTGATTCAGGAATCCCTTTCCGCGGCCATCGGTGGAAACGGAAAAAACTGAGCGGCTCTGATCCTTACTACGATATCGCGGAGGATTTTGATTTAATCATCGCATCCTTCCGCAGCCAATACGGCATCCGCCTCACGGATGATGAACTTCCGTGGGGCGAATTTTTGGTCCTGCTGGCGGGCATCATGCCGGAAACGCCATTGGGGCAGGTAGTAAGCATCAGAGCAGAAGAAGATCCCGAAATTATCAAATGCTTTAATTCAGAACAGCGCCGGATCCGCGACGAGTGGCGCAGCAGACGAAGCAATTCCATGAGCGCGGAGTATTACGACAAAGCAATGGCGCAATTCAGCGCGTTCTTCCGTGGAATGGTAAAAAAACCGAAGGGAGGTGACGGAAAATGCCAATGAGCGTAGGCTCGATCATGCTGAATTTAGGACTGAATACGGCTCCGATGAGCACCCAGATCAAGGGCGCGGCGGCGAGTGCGCAGACGCAGCTGAACGGCGCTTTCAAAGGCGTGAGCGTTCAGGCTTCCAAAGCTGCCGGCGGCATTGGCTCACTATTCTCCGGACTGTTTTCAAAACTCGGCGGTCTGATGGCGGCGGCCTTTGCCCTCGGCCGCATCAAGGCGGTCGTGCAGGAGTGGCAGGCGCTCTACCGCACGCAGATTGAATCTGAAATCAAGCTCTCCGTCACCATGCGGAACGCGACGAATGCCACGATGGAGCAGATTCAGGCGGTCAAGGACCTTGCGGCCCACTACCAGCGGCTCGGCGTGATCGGCGACGAGGTGCAGCTTGCCGGAATGCAGGAGCTTGCCACCTACGTGAAGGAAGTCGAGTCGGTCAAGAAGCTCATGCCGGTGCTCAATGATATGGTTGCGCAGCAGTACGGCTACGACGCGACGGGCGGCGCGGCGGTCGGCATTGCCACCATGCTGGGCAAGGTCATGAACGGCAGCACCACGGCGCTCTCCCGTTATGGCTACGATTTTACCGACGAACAGGCGAACATCATCAAATACGGCACCGAAGCCGAGAAGGTTGCCACCGTCACCGAGGTCATTGAAGCCTCCGTCGCGAACATGAACGAGGCGCTCGCGCAGACCCCGACCGGCAAGATGAAGCAGCTTTCCAACAATTTCGGAGACCTGAAGGAATCGCTGGGAAATCTGACCGTCAATCTCGCCGCTCCCTTTGTGTCCGCGCTGAATGTGATCGTGGTGAAGCTGACGCAGGCATTTAACGCCCTGTCGCGCTTTACTGCCGCCATGCTCAAAATAAAATCCTTCTCCTTCCTCGGATTGGGCAAATCGGCAGACAAAGCCTCCGGCAGCATTGACGGCATAGCCAAAAGTGCAGCCGGCGCGGGCAAGGCTGTCTCAAAATCGGTGATGGGCTTCGACCAGCTCAACAGGCTCGACGGCGCGGACGGAGGCGGAGGCGGGGGAGGAGCGGATGAAGAAGCCCTTCCTTTCTCCGGTCAGGACGTGGAGGAGCTCAACGAATTTGCCGCCAAAGTTGAATATATCAAATCACTTTTCGCGGAAGGCTTTAAAATCGGTTTTGCGTCGGCTGATCTGAAGGCGATCAGGAATCACGCGGAATCGGTCCGACAGGCGCTGATCAATATTTTTGCAAGCGACGAAGTGCAGTCCGCTTCAAGGAATTTTGCCGAAACCTCTGTCAGAAATTTCGGCAAAATGATCGGTTCCGTCGGCTCCATCGGCGCGACGGTCGCGGAGAATTTTCTCGGAGGCATGGAGATTTTTCTTCAAAGCCGGGGGGACTGGCTGCGGGGAAAAATCGCCGGATTATTCGATATCCGCGCGGAGATCACCAACACAGCCGGAGATTTATTCGCGGCGTTCGAAAAAATATTCAGCGCGTGGAAGGGTGAGGGCGGCAAGCGGATTACCGCCTCCGTGCTGTCGGTGTTCACTGATATGAAGCTGCACATCACAACCACCTTCTCCAAGTTAGGAAGGGATGTATTCGGCGCGCTGGCAAAGCCCTTCATCGACAATGCCTCCGCTATGAAAGCAACCGCCGAGAAGGTTTTAAAACCTATCGGCGTGATTTTCGCCTTGATAGCCGATTATTATCACTCCATGTGCGGCATTTTCCAAGCCGGCTATGACAGTTTTATAAAACCGATATTTGACGCGCTGGGGAATGCCCTGAGCAGATTATGGCAGGCGCATCTGCAGCCCATGTGGGAGAAAATCGCCGGATTCCTCGGACGTGTCGGCGAGCTGCTCAAAGCGGCATGGGACAAAGCGCAGCCGCTGATAAGCGTCATTAAGGCGATTCTCGGCGTTCTCGGGCAGCTCTTTGCCCCGATAGCGGAACTGTTCGGGAAACTGCTGACGTCCGGCTTCGGGAGGATTTTCGACACAATCGGCATGGTGTTCGATGTGCTGAGCGGCCTGCTGGATTTCATCGTCGGCGTCTTCACGGGGGACTGGGGCGCGGCGTGGCAGGGCATCAGGGACGCGGTTTCGGCAGTCTGGGAATGGCTGATGTCTTCACTCGGTCCTGTCGGCGATCTCTTCGGCAGCCTGTGGGAGAGTCTGAAAAACGGCGCTTCGGCCGCGTGGGACGGCATTAAATCGGTCTTCTCCTCGGTCGCGTTGTTTTTTGAGAAAATCTTCAAAACCGCGTGGGAAAAGGTCAAATCGGTCTTCTCCACCGGCGGGAAAATTTTCTCGGGCATTACCGAGGGAATCTTATCGTCGTTCAAAGCGATTGTCAATAAAATTATTTCCGGCATCAACACGGTGGTGGCGGTCCCGTTCAAAGGCATCAATTCGGCGCTCGGCAAAATCCGGGGCGCGAACATCTTGGGCTACACGCCGTTTTCGTGGATCGGCTCGGTCAGCGTGCCGAAGATTCCCATGCTTGCGCAGGGTGGCTATGTCCGGGCCAATACGCCACGGCTCGCCATGATCGGCGACAATCGGCGCTACGGCGAAATCGTCGCGCCGGAGGACAAGATGCTGGAAATGATTCTGAAAGCGCTGAAACTTTTCAGTCAGCAGAATCCTCCGCAGAAGCCGCAAAACGAAGAAAATCAGCTCATCGAGCTGGTGGTCAATCTCGGCGACGAAACGCTGATGAGAAAAATCATTAAACTGCTTCGTGAAGAACAGCGCCGCGGCAACTATGTATTTTCAGTGTAGGAGATTTTATAAAAATGAATCCGATTACAGTAAACGGCACGGCGATTCCTTCGCCGGATATGCCCTTCAAATGGTCGCTGAACGACATTTCCTCGGAGGACAGCGGCCGCGATCTCAACGGCCTGATGGACAAGGACGAGGTCGCCAAGAAGGTGACCCTCGACTGCACATGGTCGCACCGGACAGCCTCTGAGATTTCGCTCCTGCTCAATACCGTCAAGCCGGACACCTTCGTGGAGGTCAGTTACCCCGACCCGATGGCCGGAGAATATGTCACAAAGACCTTCTACACCGGCGACGTGAGCTGTGAGATGGATGTCAGCGATAACGGCGGGATGTTTTGGTCTTCGAAGCTGACCTTCATCGAAAGGTAGAGAATTTATGGTAAATATCTCACAGGCGTGCTACAACGCGCTTTTCGGACCTTCGCGGGCGATGACCGCGCGGGCGGTTATTACCACATCCGACGGCACGGCAATTTCGCTCACCGCGTCGGATTTTAAATCCGGCGGTATCAAATTAAGCGAAGCGACGTCCACCTCCGGCTCCTTTGACCTCGGCGCGGCGGTCATCAGCAAATTGACACTGACCCTGAATAATTCCGACGGGCGGTTCAACTCCGTGAATTTCATCGGCGGGCAGGTCGGCTCGGTTCAGATCGGCGTGACGCTCTCCGACAATTTCACGGAATGGATACCGCTGGGTGCGTTTGATATAGACTCGGTCAAATATTCCGGTACGGCGGCCGAAATTGTCGCCTATGACTTTTTATCCAGAGCCGACAGGGCGCTTCCGGCGGTGACCTGTCCCGTGACGCTGGGAAATCTGCTGCGGACAATCTGCACCCATTGCGGGATTGTGTGGAGCGGTCAGTCCTTCCTCCACGACGATTACATTGTGGAAGCTCTGCCGGACAAGGCCTCCTGCCGCGATGTGATTTCCTATGCGGCGGCGCTGGCCGGCTGCTATGCGAGGATGAGCCGCGAAGGGCAGCTCACCTTCGGCTGGTACGGTGAAACCACGCCGCGCTGGGATTCCGAGGTCTGGCTCGACGGCGGCAGTTTTTCCGATATGACAAGCGGGAGCAATTGCGACGGCGGCGATTTTTTCAATTATGATGAGAATGTAATTGACGGCGGCCGCAACGACTTCCGGGGCTTCTGCGTGATTCACACCCCGAAAAGCGCCGCGGGAGATAAGCCGGTCACCATAACGGGGATTACCTTCCGTTCGCCGGACGGGCAGCGTTCCGCCATTGACGAGGACGGCAACGAAACCGTTGAAACCGTGCCGGGGATTTCCTGCATTTGCGGCTGTGATGATTATGCTTTTGATCTGTCGGGAAATCCCTTGCTCACCCGCGACATTCCGGACGTTCTCGCCGCCATCGGAGAGAAACTGATCGGCGAAACCTTCCACCCGGTCAGTATCTCCTGCCCTTCCAATCCGGCGTTTGAGGCGGGGGATATTGTGAAGGTCACCGACCGACGGGGGAATGTTTTTACCGCGTACATCACCCGCAGCGAGTACAGATTCGGCGCGGCGCAGCGGCTTTCCTGCGAATCGAAGACAGGCGCGGAAAAGGCCGCTGACCGTTATTCTTATGTCGCGCGGCTGGAGCAGAAAATCAAAGCCGACACGGACGAAAGAATCAGCGCCTACGGCGGCCGGCTGCAGGCGCTGGGCAATCTTATGCTCAATTCCATGGGCGTGTATAAAACGGCGGTTCAGAACGCCGATGGCAGCGTTACCACCTACACCCACGACAAGCCGACGCTCGCCGCGTCTTCCTACATCGCCTGTGAAACCGCCGGGGGCTTTGCCTACACCAAAAGCGGCTGGAACGACGGTTCCCCGGTCTGGCAATACGGCATGACCGCCGACGGCAATATCATCTGCAATGTGCTGAGCGCGGTCGGCATTGTGGCGGACTGGATTCAGGCGGGAAGGATTGAATCGGCCGACGGGAGCTGTTATTTTGACCTCGACAACAACCAGCTCTTCGCCAACAAGATCGGCCTTCCGACGCGTTTTTTGTCGTCAGGAAACGTCCAGACAGATACTGGGGAAAGCCGCGCGGGAATCGCCTGTTTCGATACGGAATTAAGCGGCAGCCCGTATTTTCAGATACGACCGATTCAGGCGCAGGCGGATAGAGAACTGTTCGGCTTCGGATTCGCTGATCAGCTTGGCAGAGTGCAGATGCTTGCATTCTCGCGACCTGACAACGCTGGGGAAAACGGGATTGCCATATACGGATATGACGCTTCCGACAATCGTCATGAGATGCTGACGGTCAGCGCTTTAGTGGGCGGCGTCCGTCTGGCGAGCCTTCACGGGCAGAACAGGATAGAGATTACCGATTCCGGCATTGAGATTTACAGCGGCGGCACCCTCGTGCAGTCGTGGTGATTTACGCCAAAGGAGGAATTTTTTTAAAATGGCAATACAGATGCGGCGCGGCAACGAGGCCGATTTGGATCTTTCTCAGCTCAGGCCGGGGGAACTGGCGGTCTGCCTCGACACCGGCAAGATCATTGTAAAACTGAGCGGAAACAATTATCTGACGCTCGCGGACGTGGCCGTGAGCAGTCTCGCCAATTATTACACCAAGACGGCCCTCGACACGGCGCTTGCCGGCAAGCAGGACGCGCTCACGGCCGGCGCGAATATTTCGATTGCCGAAGTCAACGGTGTGCTGACCATTTCCGCGTCCGGCGGCGGGATTTATTCGGCGGCGACCCAGAGCGCGGCGGGATTGATGAGCGCGGCCGACAAGATCAAGCTCGACAAAATGGTGGTCATTTCCGCGTCGGATTACGAGGCGCTTGATCCGCCCGATTCCGGTACCATCTATTTTGTGCTGGAGGCGGCGTC